GTCCAGATGGACAAGACCTATTAAAAGATCCACTTAATGTAAGAATTAAAATTGGTAAAGAGCAGTCAAATATTGGAAAAGATATACAGTCTTCTCTTGAGCAAGCAGGAAACATAGAACTTAGAACACAGTTAGGTGCTCAAGTTGCTGCAGCAAATACTCAGGCACTAGAAATTATACAGGCACAAAGAGATGCTCAAGCCAAGATGTATGATGATCAACTTCGTGGTTTGCGTACACAACTACTAGCAACTACAGATAAAGAAAAACAATTAAAACTTGAAGAACAAATTAGCACTCTTTCTGGCAATCAGGCATCTGATGATAAAAAGTTTGCAGAACAAAAACAAAAGGCTATTCAAGATCAACTAAAGGCATTTAGATATACAGAGTCTAAGGGTGGATTCTTACAATTAAATCAAACACAAAATGCATTTATGAAGTCTACTAAAGAGCAGGTAAAGTCAAAGTATAAGGGTACTGGACAAGAAGCATTTATTAATGAGTTCTTAACTAAGTCTGCTGAAACTGGCGGAAGACGTACAAGTGAGATCGAAGTAATACTCAATACAATGGTTGGTGCTGGAGATCTAACACCTATGGCTGGAACTAAACTTCTTAATATGTTTGGCAAGGCTGGAGAGGCTAAGTTAGAGACACTTCTAACCACTACACTAGCAACAAAAGACCCTGGAAAGGTTCAGGAGTTAGTAAATCTTACAACTGGAATTAAGGGTAAAGGTGGAGCAGAAGTTGGCCTTAAGATATTTACAGAGATTGCAGCCGAAGGACAAGAAGGAAAGTTTGATGACAGACTAAGCGCTTTGGCTATGCTTCAAAAACTTGACGGTAAAGAAATTAATCTTGCACTATTCTTGAAGGGTAAGGATGGAAAGGCAAATCCTGTTGAACAACTAGATAAACTTATTCCTCTACTAAATAAGATTGAAAAAATAAAGACACCAATAACAAAAAGTATTGTTCAAGATGTTCAAAATGCTAATCCAGATATGAATCTGCAGGGCCTTATTGCTGATTGGGAAAAGTATAAGAACCTACCAGACGAATTAAAGAAGACTGCTATTCAAACATATATATCTATCTATAAGACAATCACAGATGAAAATGCTGGAGATATGGCAAAGCAGGAGGCTAAAGATAGAGGTTTAAGAGGAAGGGCTGCAGCACAGTTTATTAAAAACTATAGCGATAAGGATAAGTTGGCAGCACTTCTTAATAGAGAATTATATCCAGATGCAAAAGCAACAACGCCTATTCCAGGAGGATCGGGTGGTGGTGGAGAAAAGGGTAAGAGAGATACAACACTTGACGAACTTCTCTCTAAGTTAAAGTTTTATCGTGATGCAAGAATTGATGCTGAAGGTGGAACAAAGGAACTCATGAGAGTTCTTAGTGGAACAAAAGATATAACTGTATTTAATGGTTTGAGTCAATCACTACTTGCATTTAATCAAAACTTAAATTCAGAAGAGTTTATTGACTGGATCGGTGGATTAGAAAAGGCAATCCAAAAGGGTTATGTAAAGATTAATAAAAATGGCAAAGCAGTTCTAACAGATTTAGGCGAGGCAGCACAAAAAGCATATAACGAAGTTACTCTGGGTGCTTTCCAAGATACACAGGTTAGAGCAATTAGAGCCACTGTAGACCAAAGAGAACAGTTCTTAAAGTTAAAGTCAGCAGGTGTAGACTCAGCAAATGCACTAGAACTTCTTGGTGATGCTAACTTAATGACTGCAGTTCGTGCTGCTACAAATACAGAAGAAATTAAAAAATCAGTTGAAGCCTATAAAGCACTTAAGGCTGCACAGGAAGAAACATTAAGAGCAACAGATCCACAACAATACTTTAAGAATCAAAGATCAGTTGCAGAGCAAGCATTTGATGTAGAAGAAAGAATTGCAAAACTTAGAAATGAAAATGCAACAAAGGCACTTGATGATGAAATTGACACTAATAATAAATTAATTGATGCTGCTCAGCGTAGACTTGAAGTAGATGAAAATATTGGTAGTAGAAGAATTGATATTATTAATGAAGAGATTGAAGCACTTCAACGCTCTCTTTCACTTGGTATTGATAAGCAGATTCAGGCACTCGATGATGAATCAAGAAAGTTGTCTGAAGACCAAACAACGATTGCAAACACTGTTGATCAAATTAATAAAAAATATGACGATCAAGAAAAAGCACTATCAAGAATATATGAAATTAATCAAGACCTTGCTGAGCAAGAAAAGGAAAGAATGGGCCTTGCAGATGCTCTTACTCAAGGAGATATTTCTGCAGCATCACAAGCAGTACAAGAGATACGTGCCCGTAGTGCTGGAGCAGCAGGCAGCATAGCACAAGAACTTCTTGGACAGGTACGTGATAAAGAGATTGCTGGAGTTAGGGGTACTCTAACTGGTAAGACTGCAGATGAGATTGCTGCTCGTCAATATCAAATTGATAGACAGAACTACACACTTAGTACACAGAGACTTGCAGTAGAACGTCAAATTGAGGCAAAGCAAGAAGCAATTTATCAAATTGAAGTTAAGCGTCAAGAAATTTATAAGTTGATTACTAGCCTTGAAGATAGAAACTTTGCACTTAATGAGCAGATCAAGAGAGCCGATGAAATTCTAAAGAAAGAACTTGATGCAATACAAGCACAAAGAAATAAGTGGGAACAAGCACAACTAGCAATTGATATTGCAAACATTAAGACAAAAGAGTTCCAAGATAAACTTAAGAATGCTAATGGAATTTTATCTGAAGTTAGCAAACTTTGGAACAATTTAACAGATAAGAACCTAAAGATAACAATTAAGCAAATTGAAGATGTTATATCTGGCAATGCTAAAGCAAAAACTCCAGATGAAACAGCAGCGGAAGAAGCAGCAAAGAAGGCAGCAGCAGATGCAACTACAGCAAAGGCAGCAGCAGATAAGGCAGTGAAAGAAGCAAATGATTTAGCAAATAAGGTTGCAATGGATGCTGCAAGAGAATATGCAAGTCCTTTCTCAACTGCATTTGGAGGTTCTGCTCCAACCCTTCCATCTGAAGTTGCAAGACCTAGATTTGTACCTACAGTTACTATTGGTGGTGCACCAGCAGGATATGTAGATACTAAGGCTTTAGCGCCTACAGTAACAATTGGAGGCGCTCCAGCAGGATATAGAAGAATGAGTGTTGCAGGTCTATCTTCTGGTGGCATGGTTCCTAAGTATTTTGCTCAAGGAGGATTTACTCGTGGAACAGATAGAATTCCAGCAATGCTCACACCAGGAGAGTTCGTAGTTCGCAAAAATGCGGTAGATAACTTTGGTGTTAATAATCTTAACAAGATTAATGATGGCTCAGCCACAGGCAATTCAGTGTATAATTATAGTGTTAATATCGATGTTGCTAATACTGATGCAAGTTCTTCAGATATTGCAAGGGCTGTAATTGGTCAGATTAAGTATATTGACTCACAAAGAATTAGAGGGCAGAGGTAATGGCTACAGAATCCTATATGACGGGTAGGAAGCGATATCAGAGGCCTCAAGCGGTCATCTGGTCTAACAACCCAGGAACCATTGTAGATGGTCTGTATATGCCTTCAGGGGCTGAAATAGGGGCTAATCCAGCAGGGATATTGGCCAACAACCTAAATCAATTTTTAATATTGTCAGATCATAATAGAAGCGCAATTAATTTTAATACCACAAGAATTGAAGAAAGAAAAAGAACTATTAATGGCAGAATGAGATCTTATCATATTGCAGACAAGTTAGAGATTTCTTGGTCATGGAATAATCTTCCGTCTAGAGCATATTCTAACTTTGCTAATTTTAATAGTAGTGGAATAGCAAATCCACAGGCAACAGAATTAAAGCCTGACCCACTAGAATATACGGCAGACGGCGGTGCTGGTGGAGTAGAATTACTTGACTGGTACGAAAAGCATAAGGGCCCATTCTGGATGATTTTATCATATGATAACTACAAAAATTTTCCAGATAATGACCAACAGTTTGACAGATTGGGTATATATAACGAAATTGTAGAAGTTTATTTTTCTGATTTTAATTATTCGGTTGTAAAGCGTGGTGCTCAAAACCATGATTTATGGAATGTTTCTGTAAGTTTGGAACAGGTATAAAGTGTTTGTAAGTGACGATTTAAAGACGCATCTTGAGTCTGCTTCAACAGTCAGCCTTCAATCTCTTGTAATTGCTGAGTGGAATATGAATATGCCTGACAACATATTTAAAGTTGGAAATTATAGGTATAGACCTCAAGGATCAGATGCAAAGTTTAAAACTATACCATCAACATTTGACCAGTTTGATTCTGCTAATTATTACACTGGAGCAACCGATGCCGATATTGTTGTAGATGGTGGTTACACTAATCAAAATGTTCCACAGTTGTTTAAATCTAAAAAAGAAAAAATAAACATGATCTATTCTTTAGAGGATTGTTTAAAACCTTTTAGACCAAGGTCAGGAATAAACAAGGCCTCTTATTTTCAGGGTAGATATTTGGCTAACTCTGGAGCAGAAATAGCAAAGCGTCCAAGATACTACATGCCTTCTAGATATGATCAGTTTAAATATTGGACATCTTATAGAACAGAAGACAATACTGAGTACGGTGTAGCAAATACAAAAGTTGGACCATTGTTTTATATCAATGATGCAAATCCTTTTGTTGTGTATAAAGAAAATGTTCCAGCAAATAGACTAGTAGTTAAGATGCAAACAAATATTGGAGATGCCGACCTTGGGCCATTTGCAACAAGTTCTGCATCAATTGTAGATCCATTTTTTGGAGATGCCAATAAGACAACACCATCAAGATTTAAAATTCAATATCTAGATAATAACAATTGGGTAGATGCCTTAAGTTTTAATGAAAACTCAAGAAGGCCAGACGGAACAGCAATTATTAAATCTGATGGGCATGTTGAGATACAGTATGGACTTATCATTCCTAATGCATACCGTGATTCTTTTATTTTTGCAGAAAGACTGTCTTCTGTTCTGCTTTTGCCAGAACAAAATATTGACGGATACGCATATCTTGTTGCTGCCAACCAATCAGATCGTGGAGTATTTCATATTTGGAGTGCGAAGGATTCAGAGTATAAAACCTTTAGACCAGAATATGGTTGGCAACTTATAGATAATGAAGTAAATAATAGAACAAATTTAATGACTGATTTAACTTCTCCCAACTATTTTGTTAATGAAACAGATAACAAAATTACTTATCGTGAATTTTTGTATATTCGTGGAATGCGAATTGTTGTTGAGACCATGAATAAACTTGACTCTACTTTTGATTTAATTGAGATGTCTCCAAGACTTTCCGTAAACATATCAGATAAGGTAATTGACTATAGTGTTAATAAGTCTTTGTCAGATATTGGAAATACTTCACTTCCAGTAGGGCAACTGTTAGCGTCTACTGGCAAAATATCTTTGTTTGATGATGACCAAGCATTTAATGAAAATAATACCAATAGCATTGTTTCCAAATATATAAACAAAAATATTAAGTTTAACTTTTTTGAAAAAATAATTAATGTTGAAGGATATGACTATTTCGTTCCAATCAAAACTTTGTATTCAGAAGGTTTTCCTCAATCAGATAAGACAGCAGGCACTGTAGAAATAACATTAAGAGATTTGTTTTTCTTTTTAGAATCAATGCCAGCACCAAGAATTTTAACAACTCAGACATCCTTAAGTTATGCAATAGTATTATTGCTTGACTATATTGGTTTTAGCAATTATACCTTTAAGCGTGTAACTGAAGAATCAGATCCAATAATTCCATACTTCTTCGTTGCACCAGATCAAAACGTTGCTGAAGTATTGAATCAACTAGCAGTTGCTACACAAAGCGCAATGTTCTTTGATGAGTATAACAATTTTGTTGTTATGAGTAAAAACTATATGATGCCAACTGCCCAGCAAAGAAAAACAGACATGGTTTTACATGGAACAGACGTTGTTGATGATTCTGTAACAGATAGCATTAGCCCAGTCTACTCAAAACTTTCAAATATTTTTGCAATATCTTCAGAAGATAAAAAAGTTTTTAATGATGGAAAGATTAACTATACAACAAGATACATTCAAAGATCCTATGGCTCAATAAGACAGTCCACTATGGTTGATCAAGACAAGACCTGGATATATAAGCCATCACTTTTGTGGGAAGTTGCGGGTACAGAGAATACAAAAACAATAAATGAAATTGCATCTAAGCAAGGAAGTTATGTATTAGGTGCAATGCCTATTAACTCTGATATACCAGGTGTTGCTCCAACCGTAGTTAATAATAACCTAATTAACAATATTATTGATCTTGGAGAAAACGTATACTGGCTTACTAGGTATAGCGGATATTTCTATTCTAATGGAGAAGTAATACGATATGATGCAGCACAGTTCAATGTGACTTTGCCAATTTGGTACCCAATAAAGTCTGACGGATCATTGGATGATACAAAGCCACAGATAGTTTTGCCTGGAAAACTTGCACCAAGCAATGTTACAAAAGAAGAAGACATCCGAGCATGGAGAAATTCTAATAGGCAGGGAAGCAGCAATGTTTGGATTTCTAGTAATCAAGAGTATCAAAAATATTTTGCTTCGCTTCCGTTTAATGGAAAAATATATCCAACTGGTCTTGTAAGAATTTTCTCAACCCCATACTACGAGACTGTTTCTGGAATAACTAGACTCAAGAATGGTGCAGTTGAGTCTCATGGTCGTGGTCAGTTTGGTACACAGATAACTTCTCACTCTGCTGGAATTAACTCTTATTGGTCTGACAACAGATATGTTCGTGGATGTAATATGAATTCTCAATATCTTTTTGATTTATCACCTACCCAAGATATTCAGGCAGAGGCAAAATCTTTAGGGCTTGTAGTTGGCACGTC